GCATTCTTGCAAATAACTCATCAACATCTCCATTTATATATTTTAACTATTTATGCAATACAGTTTTTATAGATATACTAATTTCTAGCTATAATGTAGGTAACTACCGACTATATATTTAGGTTTATTTATAGGAGCCTTTCCCATATGAGGATGAGTCCACATTGGGGGAAATGCAATTACCGAACCTTTTTTGCAAGGAGAAACAAATGGTTCACATCCTTTCGGCATAACTACTGTTTCACCACCTTCTTCTAAATCCACTAGATACAGAAAGAATACTAAAAACCTTTTTGCATTAGCCCATGATGTTACGTCTACATGACGGCGAAACTCATCAGTTCCATTGGGAAGGTATCTTTTAATTCTTGGAGACTCAAATCCATGTTTGTCTGGCCACCTTGGTTTAACATCTTCTTTATATTTTCCAACACAATTAAAGAGATGGTTAAACAATTCACCAAATTCTTTTTGCCAAGATTTCTTATGTTTTCCCATATCAATTTGTGTAAAGTCATATGAACTAGAAGATTGTACATCCCATTGTTCTGGAGTATTTTCAAACCGTTCTACAAGGTAATCACAGTAATCATCATCAACAACATTATCATATACTCTAATCAAATTATCCATAATTACAAACTTTCATAATCTACTGAAATAACAGGGTCTTTACTAGAGCCTGTAATTCTTTCAGTTGTAGTTACAACTCTTATCTTTCTTTTAATAGCGGGTATACAATCATCAATTTGATGATCGTCAAAATACTCAGTCGTTACTTTCTTGAACGGTTTCAGAGATTTCTTCATCATTCTTTACTCCATATTTAAATTCAGTTTCAGCCGCAATATTCAACTTATGCATAATATCCTCAGTAAAATACTTCTCTGGATTATTATTAATAGTCTTGCCAAAAGTTTTAGTTCCATCTGGCAATTCAATACGAGTTGAAACATTTTTAAAAATCTGGTACTTCAACGCTAGGTCTAATAGACCATAGTAACGATCCAATCCTTTATCATAAGTTAATCGCACATCAACCATCTTATTCTCTTTGGTTAATCGACTCTTATGATTCTTACAGTGAATAATGCTACCGATAACCTCAGTACCATCTTTCTCTTTCTTCTTACTTAGGTATATAATAGAGGATGCAGCATACTTTAAACCGCTACCACCGCCCATTTCCTTTTGAGGAAACATACTACCAACAACATCGTATGTATGATTAGTTACAACCATTGGAACCTTTGCTCTTCCTAGTTTAAGTGTTAGAACACGAAATGCAGCTTTAAGAACCTGTGCTCGAGTCATATCTCTTGTCTCTTTACCATCAGCAGTATCTTCTACTTCTTTGGTAGTTGATAGCATACCAAGAGAATCTAAACACAGGAACATTGGAAAATGCTCTGAATCATCTAATGCCATATACATATCTAAAACTTTAAGGGTTTGAGTACGAAAATCCTGTACAGTAGTTACTGGAAAAATATACATACGTTTAGTATCTATACCACGATCAAGAACCATTTGTTTCGTAATAGCACTTTCACTCTCGAAAAAGAAAACTCTGGCCTTTGGATTTGAATCAAGAAAGTTCTTTACAATTCCCATTAAGAAATATGTCTTACCAGTTGCACTTTCTCCTGCTAGTGCTGTGATCTTATTTGATGCTAATCCACCATAAATTGAACCACTTAGTAGTGCATTAAATACATAACTACCAGTATCAATAAAACTATCAACATCTCCAGCCTCTACACCATCATCTACGGACGATGCATACTCATTCATCTTCAGCACTTCTTTAAAAAAATCACTCATAACTTCTCCAATCTTCTAATATATTAATATAAATCACGTAAAGAACCCCTCTAAACTTCCTTCTACACCATATTTTGAATCAACTAACCAGTTCATAGATTTAGTGATTGCAGTCAATGGCTCAACAAACGACTTCTCAAATTGAGTCTCATAATCAATCTTATCCACAATATCTAGCTCACTTGGTAGATCAGTCATAAAAGAGAAGGCGGTTGATTGATATATGTTGGGTTGACGCAAGTGTAGAAAACGCACCTTATCGCCCTCTTGAATAAGTGGATACTTATTCTCCAATTTATTTTTTCTGATACAGTGATTATACAAGATTGCACCCTTCACATGAATAGGAGCCCCACTTGCAAATAATTTGTTTTCACCTGTAAACTTTTTCACACCATTACAACTTCTAGGATAAGCAATAAGCTTTGCGTCAAGTTTCATAAACTGACTACGAAACTCTTGTATGAAGTTATTTAGTTCCGTTTCATCACCACTCATTATAATCTTCAGAGCCTGTTTAATCTTCTCTCGGCACGGAGCAGGAGTACTTGACTTGACTGCTTCAATGCCCATGATTTTAAGATAAGGTTCTTTGAACCGTACACCTTCCATATCCCACACATTTAGAATATATCGTTTCTTAGCAGTCCATATACCTTTATCTGCAATTGCCTCACGCCCCATCTCCATCTTTTGTTCATATGCGTTCATCTCCTTAGCAAGAGACTGATAAGATTTATCAATAAAAGGTTCCAACTTCTCAGTTGCAATCTTGGCCAAGAAGTTGACAATTTTTTCATTTGAACTTCCCGCTTTAAAGACCTTATTGACAAGTTTTTCAAAAGTAATGTACACAGAATCGGTATCTGACGCAATGACATAATCCACATTCTTAGTATCAAGAGTTTTGTTGAGGTATATATTAAGACTTTTTTCAATCCAACGTATAGATAATTGGCCAGATGTTGTAATTGCAGTAGCGACCAAAAGATCAAAATACCTAAACCAATTATTACCAATAGCACCGTAAGCCGAATTAAGAGATATCTTCTTCGCCATTTGGATGTTGTCGTATCTTGATATTTTCTTGAGTATTGAGGCATCACCAGTGTCTTCATATTCTTGTTTAGCTTCGAGCATAAGTTTTTTATACTTAACACGATCATTGTACATATTCTCCATTAGTTCTGGAAGAAATCCTTTGATATCTTTTCTAAAGAAAGCACCATTTGGAGTCATACAATATTTAGTATTGTTTTTTGCCTTACCATTAAGGATTTTATCTACCATACCCCCAACTATCTCATCTCCACCATTTACTAAAGTTTCTGGTGAAATATTGTATTGCATTATTAAGTGAGGATATAGTGAATTAAGGTCAAACGACATTACCCATTTATGCATCCCAACTTGAGGGTCTTTAACATAAGCACCTTCATATTTTTCAGTTTTCTTGCTTTCTCCTTTTGGTGGAATAACAATTTTATTTTTCCGTAAATGATTATATATCATTATATCCCAATATCGAACTGAGCCCAGAACATCTGTAAAGTTAACTTTACCAGCATATGCCATCGTAAGACACAATTCAATCAGACGCATCTTGTCTTCAAGCTTATCCACAAGTTCAACGTCTTGGATATTATATTCAATAAAGGATTGATAATCTTTTTGATACCACTCCTTGAAAGTATCATATGGATTACCATCTTTACTCTCACCAAGCTCTACAGATGCAATATGATCCAAGGTGTATCGTTCTTGATTTGTATAGGTAAACTTACGATATAGATCAACGTAATCTAATGCAGCAATGCCATAGATGTTATAGATTTGATGGTTACGTCCCATCTGAAATACTTCACGTTTATGTACTCTACCCCAAGGAGATAGTTTATTTACCATATCATCACCCAGAACTTTTGCAATTCTGTTGCATAGATATGGAATATCAAAAAACTCTGTATACCATCCTGTTATAACATCCGGCTGGATTGAACTCCATGCATCTATGAATTTGAAGAGTAAATCTTCCTCACTATTACACAAGCGATAGTCCACATCGTCACGGTCATTTTGGAACTCATGAAGACCCCAAACAATAATCTTCTTGTTCTGGTGGTTCTTTAGAGTGATTGACAACATAGGTTCAGCCGCATCCTTTGGATTTGGAAAACCGTTCTCACATTCAACTTCGATATCAATAGTTACAATGCAAATTTGGTCTTTATCCCAAGGAACATCATCACGGAAATTATCACCAATCCAACAATAATTATACTGAGTATTACCAAACACAATTCCTTGGCTCTTGTGCAGATCATACCAATCCTTTGCCTGTGTGATAGAGTCAAATTTATTTGGTTTAACGTGCTTACCGTCTAATGTTTTATATCCTGTTGGTTGTGAAACTAAATCAAAAAGAGTTGGTTCATAACGAACCTTCTTATTGACACGTTGGCCATTCTCAATTCCTCTAACGAAAAGTTGATTACCCCATTGAATTACATTTGTGTAAAAGTCCATTATCAGAGTATACTATATTTGTGGTTATTTGTCAAGGGTATATTTGGTGGTAACGATATATTTTCTTGATGGGTTTATCATCAAGTTAGCTTCTCTCATAAAATCTCTGTTAATTAATAGAGGCGTTTTCTTACCTCTATCATCTATGGTAAATTTTATATTTTTATATAATGTTCCACCAAAAGTAAAATCTAATAGTATAACTGGTCTAAGTTGTGTCCTATCATCATCTCCAAATCTAGATGCAGTAACTTCAACCATTTTTTCTAATTTAGAAACCATCTCTATACCATTTAATTTCCAATTGATTTTTTTTCCTTTTACTTCAAAAGTATCAGCATGAATTGCAGATTTTGAATTACTATTACCAGTATCCATTTTTGCAACTATTTTACCTAATTTTTCATGTTCAAATGTTTCTATAACACCAGCAATATTAGGAGTTTTCCACCAATTTTCTTTATTCATAAAGTTTTTTAAAATTTGTGTAGTGACATCTTTTCCAGTTGCTTCATCGAAACCTTTAGTGCCTGGTGAACTATTAATCTCTAAAATATGAGGGCTATCTTTTTCTCTATCTTTTGCAGCAATAAAATCTACACCTACCCATGTACCATTTACTGCTTTTGATGCTCTTATGCAATCCTGTTTCTCTTTATCTGTAAGTTCATATTTTTCTACTTTTGCGCCGAGATGCACATTTGATCTAAAATCACCCTCTACCTTTTTTCGTTTCATGGAACCAACGATTTCATTATTTAAAACCATAACACG